CTGCTCATGGTGGCCTCAGACTGCACGGCCGTGGCCGGTGTCATCACCGTGCCGCTCACCGGCCGCGTGCGCACCGCCCAGAGTGGTGGCGCCGCTGTGACATGGGACAAACCAACGGCACCCTTTCGCATGCTGTCAAGTAGTGGCGTGCAATACACGCCCGGCGTGAGCCAGCCGGTCACCTTCGATTTCGCTGAAAAGATATGAAAACCTTTTCTGCCCCGGTGCTCGCCGCGCTGGCTAGTGGCGAGGTGGCCATTGTGCAGCTGGTGCTGCTGGGCTTCACGCCCACGCCGGTGGCGCTGAATACATCCAACTGGTATCTGGATTGGGATGGCGTCACCTACCGTGGTGCCTATGGGCTGGGCTCTGTGAGTGCCATCAAAGACCAGGCCGGTGAAATGCAGGGCCTGAATTTCACACTGGCCGCTGGCGACCCCTCCAACCTGGCGCTGGCACTGGACGATGCCGACGTGGTGCAGGGCACCGTGGTCACCATCCGCACCGCCATCATCGAGGCCGCCACCTACACCATTGTGGACGCCCCCATCGACTGGGTGGGCACGCTGGACACCATGGCCATTGGTGAAGACGGCCAGACCGCCGAGGTGAGTGTTACCGCCGAGAGCAAGGGCGTGGATCTGCTGCGCGGCACCCCCGGCTTTTATGCCGACTCAGACCAGCGCGCCATCAACCCGGCAGACGGCGCTTTCAGCTATGTGGTGGATCAGATCGACAAGGTGGTGGCATGGCCCGCCCGCAGTTTCTTTTACCAATGACGATGCAAAAAACACCAGACTGGCGGCTGCACTTTGATGCCTTCCTGGCCAGCCGCTTGCGCGCCCCCTTTGTGTGGGGAGTGAATGACTGCGCCATTTTTGCGGCTGATGCCGTGCTGGCCATGACCGGGCAAGACCCCGCGCCCGCTGGCCTGCGTGGCCACCGAACGGCCCGCCAGGCAACGCGCACGCTGCACCGCCATGGCGAGCTGCAGGGTATTGCCACCGCCGCGCTGGGTGAGCCCGTGCTCACGGCTGAGCCTGCCGAGGGCGATGTGGTGCTGGTGCGCACCGGAAAACGCCACGCGCTGGCCATAGCCAACGGGCAGGGTGGTGCCTTCGGGCCTGCAGCCGCCGGGCTGGCTGTGGCGCCGCTAGGTGGCCCGGTGCTGTGCTGGAGGGTTTGCTAAATGCCCACCCTGGTCGCCAACGTCCTTTTATTCGCGGGTGTCAATGCGGGCACCGCGCTGGCCGTGGCCGGGTTTGTGTCCGAATACGGCCTTTTAGTGGGTGGGCTTGCATACAGCTCCTACAAGGCCAAGCAAGCCAAGCGTAAGGCCCGCGAGCAATACAACGCGCAGCAGGTAGACCGGTTGGTCAGCACCTCCAGCGCAGTGGCCCCGCGTGAGCTGGTGCTCGGCCGGGTGCGCAAGGCGGGCGTGGTGTTTTACAACGCCAGCACCGGCACCGATGCGCGGGACTTTTACCGCGCCGTGGCCATTGCAGCCCATGAGATTGATGCTGTAGAGGCCTGCTACCTCAACGACCAGCTGGTGGAGGTGGACGGCTCGGGCAACGTCACCACTGCGCCCTATGCGGGCTTTGCCGTTATCAAGGCGCATCTGGGTGCTCCAGGGCAAACCGTGGGCGCGCTGCTAAATGGCGCATTTCCAGCAGAATGGCCCAGCAATTTCACGGTAGACGGCGTGGCCTGGCTGGAGTGCAAATTCACATACAACGAGAGTGTGTATGCCAACGGCCCACCAACCGTGAGCGTGGTGATGCGTGGTGCCAAGCTATATGACCCCCGCACCGGGCTCACCGTGTGGAGCGACAACCCCGCTCTGATGATGCGCCACGTCTACCAGCACGCGAAATTCGGCAAGGCCACGGTGACCGCTGCCGAAGACGCCCGCATCACCACCGCCGCCAATGCCTGCGACACGTCCACCAACTACGTGGTGGGTGGCGTGACTGAAGTAAACAAGCTCTACCGCGCTGCGCTGGTGCTGCCCTTTGGCACCGCCGCCACGGGCGCGCTGGATGATCTGGCGCAGGCCATGGGCGGCAGCTGGTGCTTTGCCGGGGGTGAGCTGTATGTGAAGGCGGGCACGTTTACCGCCAGCGTGATGACGCTCACCGATGCGGATCTGGCTGTGGTCAAGCGCAGTGGTGCCACGGAAACGCAAGTGCCCATCCAGATCAGCGTGCACAAAGAGCGTGCGCAAAAGTTCAACACCGTCAAGGCCATCATCTGGGATTCAGGCCAGGACTACAAACAAACCAGCCTCACCCCGCTGGTGGGCTCTGCGCTGCTCACCCGCGATGGCGTGGAGCTGGTGCAGGAAATCACCATGCCTGCTGTGGGCTACGCACCCCAGGCGCTGCACGTGGCCGGCATCACCATGCGCGATGCGCGTGACCCACTCACCGTGGAGCTGCCATTCAAGCTGCGGGCCTACCCCATCGAGATATTCGACACCGTATCGCTCACGCTGAGCCGCTACGGCTGGAGTGCAAAAACCTTCATGGTCATCAACCGCACCTGGTCGGCAGATGGCTCGCTTTCGCTGGCCATGAAGGAAACCACCGCCGCCATTACCCAGCTTGATGCTGGTTTTCTGGCGCAGGGTTTTGCGCGCAACAGCAACCTGCCCGATCCTGGCACAGTGACCGACATCCCATCGCTCACCATCACGAGCGGCACTGCCGAGCTGTTTTTGCAGGGCGATGGCACCGTGCTCAGCCGCATGAAAGTAGCGTGGCCAACGGTGACAGATGCCGCCGTGCTGGCCGCTGGCGAGGTGGAGGTGCAATACCGCCAGACGTCTTTGGGTGGCGCCTGGGCCAGCGTGTCGGTGGCGGGTAACCAGCCATCGGTATCTATCTCGGACGTGCTGGATGGTGCGCAGTATGACGTGCGCGCACGCCCTAAAACCAGCCTGACGGTTGGCCCTTGGACCAGCACCTATAACCACGTCATTTTGGGCAAGTCTGCGGCGCCCCCGCCGTTTGATATATTTCTGGTGTTGGCCCAGCCCGATGGCACCCGCCAGTACAACTTTGGTTATGCCAGCGTGGCCGCCAAACCGGTGGACTGGTTGGGAGCTGAAATACGCTACATCAGCGGCACAGATCCCGCGCCAGATTGGGACGCCATGACGCCGTTGCAAGACACGGCTACGCACTACACCAGCTCGCCCGTGGAACTGAATGCTCCGCTGGCCGGTGCATACACCTTTGCCTGTAAGAGCCTGGACACTACGGGCAACGCCAGCGCCTACCTGGTGCGCAGCCTTACGCTGCCAGACCGGCGCCGTGGCAATGTATTTGACGAATTCTTTGAGCAGCCCGAGGGCTGGGCCGGTGTGAAAACGGGCTGTCACGTGCAGGACGGCGTACTGGAAGCGGACGATGCCACCACCTGGGCCACAGCGCCTGGAACATGGGCAGCGTGGACACGTTGGAATACAGCGCCCGCCAGCCCGATTTACTACGAAACCCCTGGCCGCGACCTGGGTCTTGTGGTCAGCGGCCAGATCAGCACCACGGTGGACGCCGATGGCACGGTGGTGCAGGAGCTGGCCACCAGCGCCAACGGCAGCAGTTGGAGCGGCTGGAGTGCTGCCACCGGCAACTTCACCGCGCAATGGATCAAGCTGCGCCTCACGGTGAGCGCCAGCGGCCCGGCACCGGTGCCTGTAGTGCGGCAGTTTGATTGGCAGGTGGTGGCACCACTTCGCAACGAATACATCAATGACCAAGTAATCAGCGGCTACACGGGAAGCTACCGCATTGGCACGGGTGATGTGCGCATTCCGCTGAGCGGCAGCTATTCGGTACTAAAGCGAATTCAGGTGGTGATACAGGACAGCTCGGCTGGCACTTGGAGCTGGGCGCGCATTGACCAGACGCTTACTTTTGGACCGCGTATCCAGTTTCGCCTGAATGGCACGCTGGCTGACCCGGCCTTTGTTGACTTTTTTGTGGAAGGCTTTTAATCATGACATGGCCAGCAACTGATGTGGGCGCAACAAATGCGGACGCGGGCACCGATGTGCCTGCCAACTTCCGCAGTGACGCCCTGGACCTGATCAACAAATTTAACCAGATGCGCAACCACGCTAGTGTGTGGGCGCAGGGCTGGCTGGCAGCGGCCGATGCGGCGGCAGCGCGGGCCCTTTTGGGTAGCGAGATTGTGGCCGGCACGCAGATGCTGTTTGCCCAGACTGCGGCGCCGACTGGCTGGACCAAAAGCACCACGCACAACAACAAGGCGCTGCGGGTGGTGAGTGGTACGGCCAGCAGCGGTGGCAGTGTGGCTTTCACCACGGCGTTTTCCAGCAAGACGGTTTCCGGCACGGTGGGTGGCACGGCGCTGACGATTGCGCAGATGCCTGCTCACACGCACACCATTAATTATCAATCCACGGCCGCCGGTGGCGCTTACGGCAGCTCCATTGGTGGCGCCAGCGCTGGAAGCGCCACCGACTCGCAAGGTGGTGGCGATACCCACACGCACAGTTTTTCGGGTACCAATATCGACCTGTCGGTGCAATACGTCGATGTGATCATCGCCGCGAAAGATTGACCGCCATGGAAATCAAAACCGGCAACTTTTGCCCCCTGATCAAAAAAGACTGCATCGGCCTGCAATGCGCCTGGATCACCCAGGTGCGCGGCACTAACCCAAACACCGGCGCCGATGTGGACGAATGGCGCTGTGCGGTGCAATGGCTGCCCATTCTCTTGATCGAGAACAGCCAGCAGCAGCGCCAGACCGGTGCGGCGGTGGAGAGTTTTCGCAATGAAGTGGCAAAAGGCAGTGTGAGCCTGGCGCCTGCTGCTGATCTTATTGCAGCCGCGTTGGGTGGTGTGGCCGCTGCTCAGAAAGCGATTGCAGGATGAAGCGCTACAAGGTGCCCGGCGGTGGTCTGCACTCGGTGCCGGATGACGGCAGCCAGGACAGCACCATCACAGCCGGGATGGTGGCCATCAGCGAGGCGCAGTTTCAGACGATGAGTGAAACGGCGGTGGAGGCGCCTGGTGCGGCTGATGTGAAGCTGGCCGCAGATGCCACCGCAGCGCGGCAATACACCAAGCTGCAGGCGCTGATCAATATGACTCCGGCACAGGTGCAGGCATGGGTTATCGCTAACGTGACAACGCTCTCCGCAGCGCAGGATGCCATTACCACGCTGGCGGTGGCGGTGAGTATTTTAGGAAGGAAACTGTGATGACTTACCTGCTGATATTGTTAACCCTCCCTTGGACCGTCTTCCTGATCTTCACCGCCGTGATGCGGTGGAAGTCTGTGCGCCGCGAGGGAAAGCTCACCAAGTGGATGACGGCTATGGCCATTCCATGGCTGGTAGTTGGCTACCCACTTGACGTGCTGTTAAACCTAACTTGGGGCAGCCTGATATTCGGCATGCCCAAAGAGCTGACCTACTCGGCCCGGCTGTGGTACTGGTCGAACCAGACCGACGACCCCGTGCGCAGAAAGCGAGCGCTGCGCCATCGCGTCAATTTGCTTGACCCCATCGACCCCGACGGTATCCACAAAGGATGACACCCCATGACACCAGAAGAGCGCGCCCAATTCGTAGCCGACATTGCCGAGGCTATCAACGACACCATACCTTCGCCACTGACGGCCGACGAATCGCAGTGGGTTCGCATGGCCATCAAGCGAGAGGCCCAAAGCATTGCTTTCCGCGAAGCGGTGATCCGCCACACCACCAGTGGCCTGGTGCTGATGGGTGTGGTGGGTCTGCTGGCATTTTTTTGCAGCCTGCTGGGTGACTTTGCAGCTGCACACGGGTGGAAAAAATGAAACACACCGGCAAGGTCCAGGCGCTGATCGCCTTCATCATCCTGGCGGGCTTTTTTGCCACGCTGTATTTCATGATCCGCGCCAGTGTGGACCCTGGCGGCATGCGCGATGCGCTGCTGGTGATGGTGGGCTCGCTTGGCACCATGGCCACCAGCATTGTGGGCTACTACTTTGGCAGCTCCAGCGGATCTGCCCGCAAAGACGAAATCATGGCCAAGGAGAACGCATGACCACACCCCTGAAACTCTCCCCCCACTTCACCCTGCAAGAGCTATGCGCCAGCAACACGGCCAAGCGCCTGGGCATGGACAACACCCCGGCGCCTGAGCTTGTGCCGCGCCTGGTGCTGCTGGCCGAAATGCTGGAGCGCATCCGCAGCACGCTCAACGTGCCGGTGACAGTCACCAGCGGCTACCGCAGCCCGCCGGTCAACCGCGCCGTGGGCGGCGTCACCAGCTCGGACCACACGCAGGGCCACGCGGCCGACATTGTGGCCCCGCAGTTTGGCAGCGCCACGCAGGTGGCCCGCACGCTGGCCCCGCTGGTGAGTGTGCTGGGCATTGGCCAGCTGATCCTGGAGGGCGTGAAGGGCAGGCAGTGGGTGCATGTGAGCACCCATGCGCCTGAGCGTGCCATCAACCGCATTTTGACCATTACAGATGCGGGTTTGAAGACCGGCATTGTGGATCTGGCCTGACCATCATGCTGAACATTCTGGGCATTCAAACCTGGCTGGCTGGCAACGCGCTGAAATTCGGCGGGCTTGTCGCCATGTGCGCTGTGATCTGGCTGCACGGCTGCAACTATGGCGGCGACCGGCAGCAGGCCAAAACCGACAAGCTGCGCGTGGAGTTCAACACCTTCGTGGCCAAAACCAAGGAAGAGGGCGATGCCGCTGCAGCCCGCGCCAAAGCCATCGACGCGGCCAACCAAATGAAAAAGGAGAAAGCAGATGCTGAAAACACCCGCACTATTGCTGAGCTGCGCGACAGTATTGGCCGGATGCGCCTCGCCCGTGCCCGTGGCAGTTACCTGCCCAGCGCCCCCGCCGATTCCCCAAATCCTGAAAGCATCACCTTCGACCGGGCCGAGCTTGAGCGCGCAATACGACAGCTTGATGAACGAGTTCAGGACCTCATTGGGGAAGGCGACGAGAAACGCATCCACCTCGACACCGCCATCCGCTGGGGCGCCCAGTGGGCCGCAGGTGAAAAAGACGCCGGCGGTGGACTGAAGCCGCCCAAGTAGCCAGACAGATCGCAGTTGTCTCCCGCCTGGCTTGCCTGCCAGGCTTGGCCCACCGGGCTCCAGCAATGGGGTTCGGTGGGTTTTTTGCGTTGGGGAGTGGCCTGTGTAATTTCCGGTGTAATTTGCAGCCGTTTACTGCACTTTTTGACCGGGCTGGAGATGGTTTACCCAATGGAGGCCTCTGTAGTTTTGGCGTTCACACGCATTCACACTGCAGGGGTCGCAAGTTCGAAACTTGCACTGCCCACCAATCTACACGGGGCATCAAGTATCAACCTGATGACTACGCTTTTGGCGGGTCCGGTGCAGCGCGCTGTTAGGGCGCTGGTGCCGAAGCGTGACCATGTTTGCGTGTTACAAAATAGTTGTTGACGCTGGCGGTTGCTGTGCTACAGTAACGACATCGCAACACGCAACCCGGAGCAAACAAAATG